AGTAAAGTAAACATTGGAAGTACATCTTACCCTGTGTCATCCCTCCCAACCGATAACAAATCTGTTTATGACTTATTTTATATTATGAAGTAATAGGCTGTGACCCTAGTTAACATGGTCCTGCTAGTCCACTTTGTTGATGTTTTATCAAGAATCCTTTTCTAAAAGCAGGAAGAACTCTCTGATTGTGAAATCAATCTACCATAAGTTCTTTACAATTACAAGTTTATGTTATACTTAAAAGACAGTTTGCAAAAATAATTCTTTATTCATTGCATACTCCTTTCTGATTGACGACTAATATCGTAACGATAAGCCCTCACGCAAGTGAGGGTTAGTCGTATAAAAAAAATTTTTTTCACATGCTATGATATATTTATATAAAGGAGGCAAGATGCCAAAGCATAAGAAAAAAAAGAAAAAGAAAATGGGAAGAATGTACTAATGCCATATTCTAAATATTCCGCAAAGCAAAAAAAACTAGCAGCAGTAGCTCCACCAAGAGATAAAATTACTGGTGCTGATTTTAAAAAATTAAGGGCTGATGCAAAAAGGAAGAAAAAAAGATAAATGGCAACTTACCAAGGTAAAACAGTAACGTTAAACAAACCATCTAGGATAAGCAAAGGCGAACCTGGACATGGTAGAAAAAAGTTTAAGGTTTATGTAAACGACAATGGTAAGATAAAAAAAGTTATGTTTGGAGACCCAAACATGGAGATAAGAAAGGACAATCCTGCTGCACGTAAATCATTTAGAGCAAGACATAAATGTGATACAGCTAAAGATAAAACGACTGCCAGGTATTGGTCCTGTAAGATGTGGTGAGACATGAAAGTAAAAGGCGTAGATGTAAGTAAGTTGACCAAGAGTCAACAGAATGCTATGAAAAAACATTCAAAGCATCATACAAAAAAACATATGCAATACATGTACAACTCTATGCGTAGAGGTACTAGCTTTTCTAAAGCACATGTCAATGCACAAAAGAAAGTAGGAAAATAATGGCAATACCTGAAAGTGCAAAAAAGTCATTACGAGCAAAAGCACAAAAGAGTAAATACACCTACGGACAATTAGCACAGGTATATAGACGAGGACAAGGTGCGTATGTATCTTCAGGTTCTCGTAATGTATCTATGGCTGCTTGGGCTATGGGAAGAGTAAACTCTTTTATAAAAGGCGGACACTCGCAGGACAATGACATTAAACGTGGTGTCAAAAAAACAAAGAAAAAGATGTAACAATGGCTAGACAAGTAAGTTGGATGTGGGGTGGCAAAAGATACTACGGTACTTTGATACGTGAAACTAAAACACATAAGTTTGCTAGAACAAAAAACGGCAAGATTAAAAAAATAAAAAAATGAGTAAACGTAAACAACCTTATAGGTATGGTGTACCTGCTAAGTATGTAGAAGGTTTGTCACCGTCAGCAGCTAAGAAAAAAGCCGCAGAAATAAAACGTACAGCAAAAGCGTATAGAGAAGGTAAAAAAATAAATTTGAAAGCTGTACAAAAATCAAGAGTGGAGGCAGGTCGAAAAAAGAAACGCACTTGATAATTAATTGCCCAAGGTGCGAAGAACCTTTATTACCAAGAGATGACATGAAATGTCAAAATAAAAAATGTAAAAATTATGCAAAAAAATAAATTATGTTATGCAGGTGGATGTCACAGACCTTTACCAAAAGGTAGGTCAAAATATTGTAGTGATAGATGTTATAACAGAATTAATATGCAAAAGAAACGTGCAAGAAAAGCAGGTGTCGAATGGACACAAGAAGATGATGAACTAAACATACCTAGTCAAAAAACAAATGTACAGTCTCGTAGAGGTAAAGTTTATAACGACATAGTCGAATCAGGACTAGCAAAAGAAATATTAGAAGAAAAAAATACAATTAAGAATGTTGCATCTATTTTAGAAACGACAGTAGGTGCAGTATCTATGGCATTTTCTGCATATGTAGAAGATTTAAAAATAGAAAAACAAAAAGAAAAATGGTCACTACCACAAGTTGCAGAAAAAAGTTTACAAGATTTTAAAAATTTTAGAGATAGATATTTTATGACAGAGACAGGTGATGCATACGAGACACCTGAGTTTCACGAAAAATGGATTGAAGAGATTATGAACGCTATTGATACAGGTGGACAACATATGATATTGTCACCACCTCGTCATGGCAAAACAGATTTGTTGATACATTTTGCTGTATGGCTTATTTGTAAAAATCCTAACATACGTATTCTTTGGGTAGGTGGTAACGAAGAGATAGCAAAAAATGCTGTTGGCTCTGTATTAGACCAACTAGAAAGCAACGAGTTACTTATAGAAGAGATATGTGGACCAGGAGAAAAATTTAAACCTACATCACGTACAGGTAAGTCCTGGTCACAAAATGGTTTTACAGTTGGCACAAGGACTGTTACAGGAATCAAAAGTCCTACTATGGTAGGTCTTGGACGTGGTGGCAAGATTCTATCAAGAGACTGCGACATTATAATTGCAGATGACATTGAGGACCACAGTTCTACAATGCAACCATCAAGTAGAGAAAACACTAGAAACTGGTGGACTACAACATTATCAAGTCGTAAAGAGGAACACACTGCAATGGTAGTCATAGGTTCAAGACAACACTATGACGATTTATATTCACATCTATCAGAAAACGATAGTTGGACTACAACGATAGAAGAGGCACACGATACAGCTTGTACATTACCTGAAGATGCAGAACATATGGATTGTATGTTATGGGGTTCTAAAAGAACTTACAAATGGTTGATGGACAGGAGACGTGCAGCAGAAACTACAGGTGGTAGAGCTATATACGAAATGGTTTATCTAAACGTTGCAATGCCTGAAGGACTTGCATTGTTTGACAGAGTAGAAATAGAACAGTGTAGAAATCAAAGTAGAGACATAGGGCAAGTACCTCCAGGTACTAGATTAGTAGCAGGACTTGACCCTGCCTCTACTGGTTATCAAGCAGCTTTTCTTTGGGCTTTTGATACAGAAAACAACAAACTACATATGGTAGATATGAATAACAGTTTGGGTGGTGGTATACCACAGGCACTAAGCATTATCAAAGAATGGTGGATGAAATATAATTTATCACATTGGGTAATAGAAGAAAACGGTTTCCAAAAAGCAATACGACAAGATGTAAGCATTAGAGAGTTTGCAGCAACACATGGAATATTTTTAGAAGGACATGAGACACATAACAATAAATTTGACCCTCTGTTCGGTGTAACAGCTATGAGACCAATGTTTGCTGATAATAAAATTTCTTTGCCATATCTTGGATTTGAGGCACAAGAAAAGGTAAACTTATATACAAGTCAGTTGGTTTATTTTAGTTCTGCAAAGACTAAAAGTAAAACAATAGGTACAAAAACTGATATAGTTATGGCTAGTTGGTTTCCTATGAGAGCAATAAGACGTATGCAGAAAGAACGTTTTGCTGAACTAGGGTACGATTATAGTCCTAGCTTTGAAGGGTACGAACCTAGTAACATGGACTTAGATAGTTGGAGATAAATGCCATTAGATAGCGATACATTATACGACAGAATAGATTATTTGAGACTTTTAAATAAAGATTCAATAATAGATAGGTCACGTATAAGAGATATTATGAATGGTGGAGAATCTGCTGTAAGAGCATTACTAGGTAATACAATAAATGTCGAATACCACGAATTACCTGCACCTAATTTATTTTTAACTGCATTAGAAAGATTTGCACAAAAATTAGGTAGAAGTCCTGATTTAAAAGTTGACATCATAAACGAAAAAGATTCTGAACGTGCAAAGAAAAAATCTGAAAAACTTGAACGTATTGTTATGGCATACGACAAATACCAAAAACTTGGTATGCAGTTACCACAAGTAGGTAGATGGTTACCTGGTTATGGTTTTGTTGTTTGGACAATATCACACAAAAGAGACAAAGATGGTAACCCATATCCTTATGCAGAGATACGTGACCCTTTTACTTGTTACCCTGGTTACTTCGGTAACGACCAACAACCAAAAGAATTAGCAATAATTACTAGAGTTCCGCACAAGATACTTGCAGAACAATATCCTGATGCTAAAAAATTTATATACGAAAAACCTGATGAAGAAGAGCCATCACCATATGGCGTAATGATGGACTATGGTGATAGATTTAACAACTGGGCAGGTTCTAATGGTGACGGAAAGATTGTTGTTGAATATAAAGATGCAGAAGGAACTTATGTATTTTTACCTGAGAACAGAAAAATTATTGATTTTATGGAAAACCCACTTAAATCAGGACCTTGTTTTGTAATAGCAAAAAGATATAGCTTTGACCAATTACAAAGTCAATTCCAACACATTACAGGTCTTATGGCAAACATGGCAAAAATAAACATCTTAGGAACTATTGCTATGGAAGATGCAGTATTTACTGAAACAAACATTGTTGGTGAGATTGAATCAGGGAAATACAGAAAAGGTAGGTTTGCTGTTAACTACCTTGCCCCTGGTTCATCAGTATCAAAACCTGTAAACAATTTACCATATCAGTTATTCCAACAAGTAGATAGATTAGAACGACACTTACGACTAGGTGCAGCTTATCCTGTATCAGATGATGGACAATCTCCAAATGCATTTGTTACTGGTAGAGGATTAGAAGAACTTGGTCAGTCTGCATCATTGCATGTAAGAGAATATCAAACAATATTATCTGATGCACTACAAGAGTTAGATGCAAAAAGACTTGAATATGATGAGGCAATGTTTCCTGGTGTAAGAAAACCTATAGCAGGTTTTCACAAAGGAACAGCTTACAAAGAAACTTATGTACCATCATCAGACATCAAAGAATTTTATACAACAAGAAGAGTGTATGGTGTTATGGCAGGATTTGATGAGCCACAAAAAATTATTACAGGTTTACAGCTCAAACAACAAGGAATTATTGATACACAGACATTACAAGAAAACATGGATGGTTTAGATAATATTACAAAGATACAACAACGTATTAGTGCAGAGAGAGCAGAAACAGTATTGTTTGAAAGTCTTATGGCACAAGCAGCACAAGGTGACCCTAAAGCTACTATGGCTGCAATAGAGATTAGAAAGAATCCACAAAAAATGTCTGCAATACTAGATAAATATTTTACACCTGAAGGTGATGAACCATCACAAGAAGAGTTAGCTATGTTAGGTCAAGGAGGTCCACAGATACCTGGAGGACCTGGTGGTGGATTACCTGGTATAGAACAGGTGTTAGGTGCTTTAGGACAACAAGGACAACCTGATGGATGAACAAGAGATATTAAGTAAATTTTTTGACATTATAAATAGTGAAGATTGGAATGATGATGTCTTTACTGGTATAGAAACTGATAAAATTTTGATGACACAATACATTACAATACCTACACCACATCCTCAAATATTTATGAACTTTGCATTTTCTTTTGAATATAACCCTGACTTAGGAAAAGATTTATATGGCGAAACATAATAGAGGTAGAAAAAATAAAGCGTTACAAGAGGCAACTGATTTAACACAAGCAGGTGCATTTGCAGACATTGTTGCACCTCCAAGAAAAGAGGGCGACCCAACAGGACAGACTACAGCATTAGATAATCAAGCAGGTGCAATATCACCCATAGCTGATGAGCCATTGCCAAGACAACCAAGGCAACCTGCTATACCTTCAGCACCAATAAACTTATCTGCACCTACAAACAAACCAAGTGAGCCTATTACATCAGGAATACCATTTGGTGCAGGAGATAATGGTGCTAAACCTTTTGCTACAGATACAGTAAACAATTTTTTGATTGCTGCAAAAAGAGTATTTAACGACCCAATATTTGATGAGCTGCTAGAGGCAGACAACGATATAGGGTGATATGGATTACAGACCTACATTTTATTTACCATCAACGTTTGTAGATGGATTAGCAGAAAAAACAACACAAAACAAAAACGAGATAGCACAGTTTGAAAGGTCTATTACACCTGAACTTGCACAAAACATGGTGGACATATCTAAAACATATCCTACCTTAGACAAAAGACTTGTTGTTTATACAGCTTTGTCAGGTGTGCAATCTGATGATTCAATGCTTTTAGAACTTGCACAAAAGCAAGAAAAAGCTATGGAGAAAAAACAAAGAATAAATATAAAAACAAATGTAAATCCACTTAAACGAGGAACACAACTTGGATTTTTAGCTATGGATTCTGCATTTCAAAATATATCTAAAAACTTTAAAGCATCTGTAGTAGCAGCACAAGCAACAGATACATCACTTACAAAAGCTGTTATTGGTAATACTTTGTCAGGTTTAGTTCCTGGTGATGAACTAACAGAACAAATTAGAAAAACAACATTGGGTAGTGAGTTTAATCAAAAATACAATGAGGCAAAAGATGCGTATGGAGAAACAGAATTTAAAAGAGCATTGGGAGAAATACAAGCAGGTAAACCACTTAACTTAGGTGTTGGTTTTTTACCTAACTCTATTGCGTTAGAAGATACAGACGTATATGTAAAACAGATAAAGTTAGGTAAAAGTCCTACAGAGGCATACAATATTGCTGCTGAGGCATATGGTAGACCTATTACAGAAGAGTTTGAGAGAGACGAGTATCAGTTTAATTATGTTACTAAATCAGGTGAAAAGATACCTATATCTCCTGGTCGTGTTGTAGCTGCACAATTTTCACAAGAAGGCGATATACAATATGCTTTAGCATCAACAATAATTGATGGTGCATTTAGATTAGGTGCAGACCCAATAAACTTGTTACTTGGTTATGGTGCAGGGATAAAAACTGCAGGTAGAAAAATTGTATCTGCTACAGAAGTTGCACAATACACAGATGATGCAGCATTTTTGACACGAGCATTAAATACTTTTAAACCAACTAAACAAGGTAAAGAGGCTAGAAGATTAACATTTGGTAAAACAGCAGAGCAAGTTATGAACTCTAAATGGGGTGATAAGTTTGTTGATGCTATGGTACAAAATGATTCTATTGCTAGATTACGTGATATACCTACATTAAGAAAAGTTGATGTACGTGTATTAGATTTATTTACAAAAATAAAAAACAAAGACGCTATGAAAGAAGTTCTTACAACACTTCTTAAAAATGGTGACTTGTCTGCAATAACAACTGCACCTTACACAGGAGCTGTGATAGGTGATGATTTGGCTAGAGCTGCAATAGAAACTCCTATTACAAAATTACCTATGAGACAATCTGTTGTAGCAGAGCTATCTAATCAAATAGCTAAAAAATTTGCAGGTGCATCTACTGATATTGCACCACTTAGAAAAGCTATAGGTGGTTTGTTATCTAGTAAAGATGACCCATTCAGAGGTTTGATTGGTATTGGTGGCACGTTAAAAAATGCATTACCACAAAAAGTTACAAGATTGTTTGATTTAGCACCTAGTAGGTTTGCATCAATAAGTTATTTAAATGAGACAATAGAAAACATAGACGCAATACTTGTTACAGCAAAACAATCTGCAAAAGTTAGAGATGATTTTACACAACAGTTGTTAGATGCAACAACACAACGTGATATAGAAACTATTGTTATGAAACTCAACAAACGTTTAGGTAAAGAAATAATAAAAGAAAATCCTGATTTAGTAGGTGACGAAAAACTTATAGATGAAGTATTTACTTTTGTAAATAATGAAATAGCAGAAAAAAGAAAATACATGTATGACAGTGATGGTAAAGCATTAGCATTTCCTGGTACAAAGTTTGATGATATAACACAACAAGTAGTAGATGACGAAATAATAAGTTCATCAAGGATTGCAGTGCCTACTGCTTTTTCATTAGGACAGTTTACAGAAAACTTTGTTCCGCTAGTTGATTACAAAGAGTTAGGCACTGCTTTTTCTGATTTTAGAAGATTAGTAGGACCAAGCGATAGTAAGTTAAACAAGTACATATCTAAAACTTGGAATGACCCTAATCGTGGAACAACAGAAAAAATTATAGAACAATTAAAAGTTCCTAAAACAACATTAAAACAAAACTATCAAAAAAATAAAAAAACACTTGCACCACCAAACTTTTTTATATCTTTGTATGACGATTACATAATGCAAAGAATATTGAAACCATTATGGATGATTAGACCTGCATTAGCTACTAGAGTGCCAGGAGAGGAATCATTACGTATTGCTTTTTATGGTGGACCAAATGTATTTACACATCCGTTGTTACTTGCATCTATGAAATCAAAACCACAAAAATTATTAACAAAAAATGACCCAACTATTGTTGAATTAACTGGTGGATTAGGAGAACAGTTATTTGCTACAAGAATACTTAGTGATGAGATAGATGAAGTAGCAGAGTTGTTAGGAACAGAG